ATACCTTTAAAGACAACACAATTTACAGATAATTATTTATAAATTAGGAGGTAGTAGATGTATAAACATGGTGTTTACGGTGATAGAGTAGCTAGTAACATAAAAATATCAAAATCATTAGGTACCATTCCAATGTATTTTGGTGCCGCTCCTGTTTTTAGAAAAAACAAAACTAATGTAAATAAAGCTGTTTTGGTTTCTTCACTAGAAGAAGCTATTAATTTATTTGGTTATAGTGAAAAAGATGATTTTGAAAAATATACATTATCTGGCTGTATCTATGCACATTTTAGTAACAAAATAAAACCTATTGGACCTATTATTTTAGTAAATGTACTAAGTACTAAAACTAAAACTTCAACAACTAGCAAAACTGTTAATTTAATAAATGGTATAGGTTTTATAGAAGATGATTTGGAACTTTCTACAATTGCTATAGCTACTATGACACTTGATACTGACTTTACAGCAGTTTATGAAGATAATAAGGTTAAACTTACAGTAACAAAGGCTAATGCAGGTAATAGTGTTGATGTAACATATAAACAAATTGATTCTACAATAACTGATACTGAAATAGTAACAGGCCTTAATACAATTGATACAGTTTATCAGGAGTTAAATGTAGTTCCAAATATTTTAGTTGTACCAGGATTTAGTACTTCACAGGTTGAATCAGCATTGTTAAATAAGTCAAGTTTAATTGATGGAAATATGGAAGGTATAGTTGTTCTAGATATAGAATCAAAAATATCAGATACAATAGATAAAGCAATTCAGCTGAAAAAGACAAATAATTTTGTATCTAATAAAGAGAAACTATGTTGGCCAAGGTTTAAAGTTGGTGACAAGGTAATATACGCTTCCATTGTATATGCAGTTACAATGCAGATAACTGATACTTTGAATGAAGGTGTTCCTTATGAAAGTCCATCAAATAAAGAAATAGATATAACTGGAATGGTAGTTGGAGCTGATAGTACTATAAAGAGTATTAAATTTAATAGAACAGAAGCTAATAGACTAAATGAAAAAGGAATATCAACTGCTTTATTTAGTGGTGGTAAATGGGTTGTATGGGGACCACATATGGCTAATTATGAATATGGAGTTACTAATAAGCCTGATGAAATATTTGATTCAACTGTTAGGACTAATATTTATTTAAATAATGATTTTGCTATAAGAAACGTTGATATAGTTGATAAACCATTGTCTAGAAATGATATTGATTCTATTTTGAACACTGAACAGGCTAGATTAAACTCTTTGGTTGCAGATGGTAAGTTACTTTATGCTAAAATTGGCTTTTTACCAACTCAAAATCCAGATAGCGACATCATGACTGGTGACTTTGTATTTAATTCTAGTGTAACTAACACTCCACCAGCTAAATCTTTGACTAATAAGGTTCAGTATGTTAGTGATGGTTTAAGTAAATTAACCGGAGGTAATGAGTAATGAAAATTAGAAATAAAACAATAAATTATAGTATCTACAATAAGGTAAATGGAAAAACAAATCGTATTTTAGATACTACGGAGGTTACGTTACCTAGTATTGAAAACACAACCGACACAATAAAAGGTACAGGAATTCTAGGCGAAATAGATCTACCAAATTTATTACAACCAGGTAGTATGACAACAACAGTAAGTACAAGGGGTGTTAATGAAAATACCGCTAGTATGATTGAGACTGATAATCTTGAAGTAAGGTGGATTACGGATAGATTTGATGCTCATAACAATAAGAGCGGAATAGATCATCACAAAGCTTTTATGACAGTTGTTCTTAAAAAATTTGATGAAGGTAAAATTGGTAGCGGTGAATCTGGAGATGGTTCTTTTGAGTATGAAGTATTAGCTTATAAAAGAATAATGAATGGTGAAGAGTTACTTCACATAGATAAATTAAACAATATATTTGCAATCAATGGCAAAAATCTATTAGAAGAAGGTAGTAAATACCTATAGGAGGATAAATTGGGTAAAATAATACTAAATCAACCAATAAAAATAGATGGTAAAGAAATATCTGAGCTATCTTATAATTTAGAAGATTTAAAAGCTGACAGTATTCAAAACGCTATAAAAGATTTTGCTAAAGAAGAGTACATACCAACATCTGTAGAATATGATATTTATATGCATGCACACCTATTTAGTCAAGCTGCTGATATTGATTATCAAGATGTTAAAAGAATGGGAATAAAAGATTTCGTTAAGGTTACAAACTTAGTGAAATCTTTTTTATTAACAGAGTAGGCTTTCTGATTGATGATAATTACATCAACACAATTATTACTCAAATCACACTTGAGACGTCTAATAGTCGAAAAGATTGTTTAGATATGGATTTAGTGGAGTTAGTTAATTATTATGAAAGCCTAGCTGATGAAGTAGAAAGAAGAAACAAAATTATTGAAAAAGAAGTCGGACGTTAGGAGGTTTATATGGCTGGTAAAGAGTTTATAACTAACGTCATAATTGGTGGCAAAGTAAATTCAAGTTTTAAAAGTGCTTTTGGACAAGTAGGAAAGCAAACTGATAAATCTACTAAAAATATTGATAAATTATCTAAAAGTTTAGGTAGTTTTGAGAAAAAACTTGTCGGTCTTGCAACAGGATATGTTGCTACTAGAGCATTTACAAGTATAGCAGGTACAGCAATTGAAGCAGCTTCAAGTATGGAACAATATAGAATTACACTAAATACTGTACTTAAAGATAGTCAAAAAGCAGGTGAAACACTTAAATGGGCTTCGCAATTTGCTAATGTTACTCCATTTGAGACTGATGAAGTTGTTCAGGCGACTGTTAGATTAGAATCATATGGGTTAACAGCAACAAAATACTTACCGATAATTGGTGATATGGCTGCTGTTATGGGTAAAGATGTATTGCAAGCTACAGAAGCTATAGCAGATGCACAAACAGGTGAACTTGAAAGATTAAAAGAATTTGGTATAACTAAAGAGATGATTATTACGCAAGCAAATAAAAAACTTGCTGGAATTGAAGTAGTAAACAACAAAGGTCAAATTGTTAATCAAAGAGCTTTTAATGCTGCTCTATTGTCACTTATGAAAGAAAGATATGATGGAGGTATGAAGCTGCAATCAAAGTCTTTCAAGGGCAGAATATCGACAATCGTTGGAACTTGGAAAAGTGGCTTATCACAAATTGCTGGAATGTCTGACAGCGGAGAGATTGTAAAAGGTAGTGCATTTGATTCTATATCTCAAAAAGTTGGTCAAATATCAGGTACAATGGAAAAGATGCAAGCAGATGGCTCCTTACAAAGAATACAGCAAAACTTAGGCCAAATAGTAGGCAAAATTATGGATGGAGTAGATAGAGCCATTCCTAAAATAGTAAATATAACAGATTTCATAGTACAAAACGGTGATAAAATTATAGCTACTGGCCTAAAAATAGCAAAAGCTTATGTTGGGTTTAGGGGAGCTACATTTATAGGTAAACTAGGAAAGGATGCAGTAGGTACCACTAAAGGAATTTTAAAAGCTGGTAAGGTAGCAGGTAAATTTATTAAGGACAATAAAGTTAATATGAAGTGGCAATATCTATTAACAAAGCAATCAATTGGTAATTTTGCTAAAAACCCCGTATCAAGCATAGGTAATGGGTTTAAATCACTTGCACCAATAGCAAAAGGAGCTTTTGGATTAGTAGGTAAGGCTGCAACATTTATGATATCACCTATGGGATTAACTATTGCGGCTATAGCTGGAATAATTGCAGTTGGTGTTTTACTATATAAGAACTGGGACAAAATAAAAGAAAAAATGGGTGTTATTTGTGGAGCCATTGGTGAAGCTTTTAAAGGTGTTGCTAATAGTATAATCGGTGCTATAAACTGGGCTACAGGTGGATTAAACAACATAAAAGTAACTATACCTGATTGGGTTCCTGATTGGCTAGGTGGAGGAAAAACTTTTGGTTTCAATATTCCACCAATACCTATGTTTGCTAGAGGAGGTATTGCAAATCAGCCTTCTATATTTGGTGAAGCAGGCCCTGAAATGGCTATACCTTTGAAGAAAGGAAACCCAAGAAGTATTAGTTTATTAAATAAAACTGCTAATTTACTTGGGTTAGATAAGCCACAGCAAGGTTTAACTTTTGTATATTCTCCTACAATTAACTCTAATAATATTCCTGAAATTAAACAAATACTAGAGGATGAATATGATAAGTTTAAAAAATTCATGTCTCAATATGTAAATGAAGAAGGTAGGGTAAGTTATGAGCCGAATGTATTACCAATATAAAACATTAGAGAGCGATACTTTTGATAGTATTGCTCTTGATTTTTATAATGATGAGTTTAAGTCTATTGAAATCATTAAAGCTAATCCTAAACATGCTGATGTAATATCATTTGAAGCTAATACATTATTAATGATACCTGTTTTAGATAATAAAGCACCTAGTACATTACCACCATGGAAGAGGTGATTGTATGAAATTGATGTACGAAGATAAAGACATAACTAATGATATAGAAGTTATATTAGCACGTGTTTATGATAGGCATGGAGGAATAGCTGATAGTATTGAATTAATTTTAGCTGATAAAGATAAATTATGGCAGCATTGGAACCCAAATTTTAATGACCAAATAGAGATTATAGAAAACGGATTTAAGAGTGGTGTAATGTTTCTTGATGAAGCGTATTGTTCTAATGGAAGATATCACATTAATGCTAACTCATTACCTGCAAATCATAAAACTAATAATTATAAATTTTGGGAAACTATTTCTTTTAAAGAATTGGCACAGTCTTTAGCATCTGAATTAGGTCTAAGTGTAGAGTTTTATAATATTGATGACTATACATATAAAAGGTTAGATATGATTAATAAGACTAATATACAGTTTTTAAATGAAAGGTGTATATTAGAGGGATATTCACTTAAAATTACTGATAAAAAAGTAATAATATATAGTGAGCGAAATTTAGAAAGAAATTCTGCTGTTAAAACTGTAGAAGATTTTGTTGGAGAGCCTTTATTTAAAAAATCATTAAATGGATCATATAGAAAGTGTATTGTAAAAAGCTATAATTCTGACAATGAGTTGATTACAAGTGAATTTGAAGACAATAGAATAATTGGAAGTACTTATTCTTATTATAAAAGTGTTAATGATAAGGCCGAGGCTGATAGATTCAGTAAAAATATATTGAGATTTTTTAATAAGAATATAA